ACTTTAGGCACCGTTACCTGCTTCGCTCCCTTTGGCAGGTTAAAGGACTCTATAAGGGCCATAGCTGGAGCATTGTGCTCTTCTGTGTAACGAGCAGCAGCTATGATAATACGTTGTGCATTTTCCAGATTTCCGGTTGTGGCTGTTTGAGCCATTAGCTTACCTCCTAGTAAACATTATTGCAGTAATCTTTGAGCTGCTGCTACTACGTCAGGAGCACGATCACCGGCAATATACTTGTCCAGTAATTCATCCTCAGATCCAGTTGCAGCTGGTGAAGGCTGATTGTTATCAAAGGACTGGGCAGGAACCTGCTGTTGTTTAAACTTTGCAAGTTCTGCTTTTAAATCCCTGTTCTCCGAAACCCTCTTTGCCTCCAGTTCCATTTCCTGTGGAGTGTTGAATCGTTCCAGTCCGGCCAGGTCATCAAGGCCAAGTTTATACTGCTTTGCATAGTGCAGGGCAGCATTACGTTGTCCTTCTCTAAACATCCTGTAATCTTGAGCTTGCTTATTCAACTGTTGTGTTTGTTGTAACGAATTAGCCTGCTGCTTTGCCAGTTGTGCTGCCTGTTCAGGCATATACCCCTGTGCTTGCAGATCCTTCTGATACTGAGCAACCTGCTGTTGTATCTGGGCACGCTGCTCCAGTTGATTGTAATATATCAGTTGTTCCTGCTGTGACCTAACCTGATCTTTTAACTCGGTAAATGACTGTGGGTCTACCTGTTCAGACGATTGTGTCTGCGGCTGTTCAGGCGCAGGTGCCTGTTCTGTTGCAACACCTGGCGTACCTTCAGTCTCTGCTACCGGGGCAGTGCTCTCTGCCGCCTGAGCCGTGTCCACAAGTGTATCTGTAGTAACAGCAGAGTCCTGTCCTTCTGGAGTCAGGTCTGTAATTCCCTGCGATCCAGAGTCAGAATCATTAGTTGCTTCAGGCACATCAGCTCCCTGGTTCACCATAATTCACCTCCATTATCTCGTAGTATACATCTGTTCCTGTGCATTAAACAAGTTTCTTAAATTGCCTGCAAGATTACATCTGTTCTTGTGCATTAAACAAGTTTCTTAAATTGCCTGCAAGATATTCTTTCCTTAACCTCCGTGCGGCATTATACCTGCTCTGAGTCTCTACAGTTAATCTCCTAAGAATCGCATCGGGTATATCCCGTAAGTAACTATTCATTCTCAATGCGTATAAAGCCGCCAGGTCTTCAGGTCTTCCACTCTCAGTTCTGGCTTCTTCCCAGTCATATAGAGCCCCTTTATATGTGTCAAAGTCAAGCTGACTTATTCCCAGGACTTCTGCATGTTTATCAAGACTGTCATAGAATTCCTGTACAAGTCTCTGGGCAGGATTCATCTGTGCTTTTCTAAGCTCCTTGCTTTTGACATCCTGTTCACCATATTCAGCAAGGATAGCCTCGTCTTTCCTGGCCCGTGCCCCGGTACGGATAGTATAGTAGCGATTGTTTACCGATGTCTGAGACATGCCAGGTGCATTCGCTGCCAAAAATGCAAGGTCTTTATCTTCCTGTTCCTTAATGGTATCTAATCTGGCACTAAGGCCCTGTGTTCTTGTAATACCTCGTGATTCATCATACCGTTTCTTAATATCATCAACCATATCCTGCTCGAACTTGTGTAATGAAAGATAATCTTTTGGGCCACCAGGCTGATCTGCTGTAAAAGCCCTGGCAACATCATCTGTAGTTCTGTAGGTTTGAATACCCAGGCCAAGAGCAGCTCCAATACCTGCCCCTGCTATTTCACCCAAGCCCCTGGCACCTATATCACCAAGACCTAAAGGCTTCATAAGACTGGGAGATTCCTTATAAAGATCTATGCTTGCAAGATCAGTTTCTACATCAAACGGCCTTCTTGATTCTTCTATAACAGAAGCTACATCACGTAAGAATAACGGTGTCATAATATGTGTCCAGAAACTTTCCTCATCACCAGAAATAAAACCTCTCCAGTTCTGCATATCCTGAACTATATCTCTATCTTCACCGAAATATCCTGTACCCGTACCAAACTTTGGTCCTGTCATACCGAGCAGATTATATTCCTTAACAATCCCTACAGTAGGAGCAAACTTAGAGTTTACAAAGTTAACAAGAACTTCTGGTATATCTGTTGATCGAACCTCACCAGTCTGGCTGGATACAGTTTTACCACTTATAGATGTACCAACTGCCCTTGATATCTGTGAATAACCAGACCATATATCATAACGAGTATTACCAATACGAATCTTTCCGAAATCAGATGTCCGAGGATCAGCAGTAACTTCTACAGGCGCACCTGAATCCTGCGCCAGCTTTGCCATAAACATAATACTTCCACCCATCGCAAGCCATGCGCCCATCTGCTTGGCAACCTCTGAACTCATCTGCCTGTATGCCGTTATTGCGTCCGTATCTCCAGTTATTGCCCTTGAATACAGACTATCCGGAAGACGGCTTAGAACAGACTCAGGGAGAACACCACCTGCCATATGCCTTAGTGCATTTACGGGAGCAACAATCCTGGATGTAAATAATCTGGGTGAGAACATAAAGGCATTCATCAATGTTGCGATAGTGTCCATAGTTCTGCCTGAAGGCATTGGCCCTCTGCCAGTCATAGAGTTAATATATGATCCAATAGCCTTTAACTGGTCATCACTTATTGCCTGTCCCTCTGGCAAGACAGCCTCTACTCTCTTTACCATGTCATCCATAACATCCCAGCGTAGCTTGTTTAAGAATGTTGCATATCCTCTCTCTGAAGCACCAACCCACGGAAGAATCCTGCCTGCCAGATGAGATAAAAATGCCTCTTCTCTTTCTGCTATCTCGCCAAGAGGACCTAGTTTATGCTGGAATAATTCACCTCTATTGATATACTTATTCCAGAGACTTCCATTATCCATTGACATCATTTCATATTGTAATCTCCTTGCCACCTGTTCTCCACCAGGAAGCATAACCCGTAACGCTATCGCAGTTGACGCACGAACATCAGCCAGATGTGAAGGAAACATCATCCCACCCTGTCTTAACATAAACGACAGGTCAAATGATGATATGTTTGCCCTTGGCATATTAATGATATCTCTAAATAAATCAGCCGCCTTGGTAGTCCACTCTCTTTTGGAAATTATAGCTTTCCCAAGGCCCTCACCAAAAACTCTTTCCAGGAGAAGGGCTTCATAATTAGTAGGAACAATTCCCTCTTCCATCAATCCCTGTAAAGCCTTCGCTGCATTACCGGTTTCATACCGCTGTAGAATCCTTGGCAGAGGGCGAGAAGGATCTCCCCCATATGCACCTGCCTGACCAATAAAATCATTGATAAATTGTAGCCTTTTTTCCGGGGTGTTAAATCCTTCTACCTTCCAAATAGACTCTCCCTGATCTATAATACCTGCCCTGATCCCGGCTGGTCGATCTAATTTTTCAGCAGCATAACCTATATCTGTCAGTTCTGTAACATCTCGCACACCTTGTTGTTGTGCCCTTCCAATAGCCGTGGAACCTTTAGCAGTTTGTTCTTTACGTAATTGCCTCCTTGCTCTATCTACAACCTCTCTACTTTTGACCTTGCTCTCTCTTAATACATCAACCAGTACCTGAAGTAGAAGTTTCTGATCAGGAGTAGCATTCTTTTCAGCCCATGAACCCTGTGTACTCCTTTCGGCTCTTGCTAAATCGTCAACAGCAGTTCTTCCCTCACCGGTTAGACGCTTAACCCCACGAGCGATTCCTTCTCCATAAGCACGTACTCCTCCAGTAAACTGTTCGCCAAGAGGTATATATGCTTCATCTGAAATCTGAACACCACGTCCTGTACCTCTGCCAAGTGCACTTCCTACTTCCCCAACTGCACTTTCTATTTGTGGATCTGGTACTACACCTAATAACGCCTGTTCAATATTAACTTGTTGAGATGGTGTCACAGTGAAGTCAGGAAGTGTTAGTTGAGAAGGAGTTATAGGCTCTATAACCTCATCACCAACCCGTGCAACCGGGGAAGCAACTTGCCCAGCTATCTGCCCAGCCTGTGTAGGAAGTCTACTTCTGTCAATTCCACGTACATGATCCCTAAGACCATATGACAGGTAGGTTTCTGCCTGGCCTACATCTGCTAATGGATGCCTGTTATCACGCAGCCATTTTTCCAGAACACGAAAAGCATCAATATTTTCACCTTCTGGTGTTGTTATAGTTGGTACATTATCTATAAGCCTGACCCCTGGTACCGCTTCATCCCAGGGAACAGAATCTACTAAAACTTTTCGTTCATCCTCTGATAGTTGTCCCCATAAACGATTAAGGGCATTCTTTCCACTAATAGATTTTGTAGATAGTTCAGGACGAGTGGCTTTCAAATAACCCTGTATACTAACCCTCCGACCATCTGACAGTTCAAATACCCATCTCAGCAACCGACCAGTATCGTCACTTTTAATCATGTAGTCAGATGTATACGCATCACTTGTGTACCTACTGGCATCTTCACCTCTAGATGTAACATAGGATTCCCTCGGAGCATTATTCCTCTTAAACGCATCATAAGTCCCCGTTAATCTAACTGGACCATCACCAACCCGTGCAACCGGGGAAGCAACTCCCTCAGTTACCTGTGCAGTCCGTGGAGTAAAGGAAACAACCGTATCATCACCAAAGGCTCTCTGAAGACGCTTGCCAGTCATCTCCGATGACGGCACCCTAATAATGACACCATCATGTCCCCTCTCGGTTATCATTCGACGTAGACTACTGATTTCTTCCGGTCCGGTTGGCATATTAGAGAACCATCCAGCCTCACTTGTTAACGCAAGCCATTCATCATCTGAAGAAATAACTAATGGGTTTGCTAAACTTATTTCAATTTCATCTACCTGGGGACCAAACTCTTGAGCAAATTCCCTGTTAGGTGATGCGTATGTGGCCCTCCCAAAGATAGGACCCTGGACAAAGTGGGGATCATAAACCTCTTCAACTGTTTTTCTTCCAGAACCCCTAAACAGCATCCCTTTAAATGGTTGTCCTGTTTGTGCAGTATCGACATCAGCAGACCGTACAACGGGGGCTACTTGTGGCATACGTCTAACACTGCCTATTGGGAGTAGCTCTAAAGGAACCAAGCCCTTCAATGTAGGTTTCATGCCTGTGCTTCCAGTACCACCGTCGATTAGTTGTTCATTAAGCTCTTTACGAAATAAATTCTGAAAATCCTGCCTTGTCTTAACCAACCCCTGCTTTTTTGCACGAGCAAATGCTTCATTAACACTAATACTTCCTCGCAAACCACTCTCACCGGGCAAGAAAAGCGAGTCAAGTTTCCCTCTGGTAGGGACATCTGTAGTTACCTGTGCAGTCCGTGCAACCGGGGAAACAACTTGCCCAGCTCGTTTAGCAAGCTCTGCTTTATAGAACTGAATATAAGGAGATGCACTTGGTACTGTACGTGGAGTAACCCCTTTGCCTTTACTCCAGCGCATACTTTCTAGCTGTGTGTTGCTGTATTCCCTTAATGGTTTCGATAGCAACGGAAGAATAGTGTCTGAAGTAACTCCTGTTCCAGGTATCAACTCTTCACCAGTACCACCTATCTGTCCAGTATCACCTATCTGTCCAGTATCACCTATCTGTAAGGAACGCTGCATCACCTCGCTTGTAGGTATAACTCCTTCACCAGACTCGACTGAAGCTGGGATTCTAACATCCCCTTCAGGTTTACCTCTTACTGTCTCCCCAATGTAGCTACGAACATTCCTGCCTTTCGTCCGTATTGCATTATCAGATAAACCAGCAAACTGTCTTTGTCCTTTCAAAAAGTCCATATAGAGTTGATCACTTTTTGATTTTTTAGCTTGTGTAACAATATACAAAGCCTTATCTATATCACTGTCAAACTCTGGAATATATCCTCTGTATCTTGGTTTAGCACCTGCAAGCTTCCAGGGCAATTTAGCCTTTGTGATAGTTCTAGAAGTGCTTTCCACCTGTGTAGTAACAGGTGTAACTATATTTTCTGGTAATGGCGTACCTACTTCCCTGCCTCGAGTCATTCCAGAAGCTGCTATACGATCAATTGCTTCCTCTGGTGTTTCACCTGCTGTTTCCCTAATCATACGAGCTGTAGGATAATCGCTTATAAATGATTCAAGTGCCCCAATAGGAGCTTTCTCACTTATCTCTTTACCCTCGGAAACAATATCCTCAAAGCCTGAAAGAACTGGCTGTCTATATGTTTCAAAGTCTCTAAAAGGAGATGTTGCTGCTCGAGATCCTCTTAATGTTCTACCAATACCAGGAATTGCTTTACCAATAGCTTTTAGTCCCCTTCCACCGGGACCACCGGGCCAGGTTAAAAATGCTCCAATTGGATCAATAGCACCATAAATTAGTTGTTCAGATAAAGGCCGTTGTCCAAATCTTTCATGCAGTTGTTCAAATGCACTGCCGAATGTTACCGGTGCACCAGATGGTAAGCGTTCAGGTTCGTCCCATTGTCTTCCCAGTAAAAGCCCTCGTCCCACTGGGGATCTAAGGAACATACTTCCCATATCCTGAATAGCTTTAACGGATTCGGGATCAGCTCTTCCCCATTCAGGACTAGCCCATAACTTACCAAACCGTGCATCTTCCGCTCTTTCCGGTAGTATGCCTGTCCACTGTAAAGGTTTTCCATATGCAAACGGAAGCATTCCTGTTTCTGATTCAAAGGGACCTCCGAATACAGACGGCACTGTTTCAGCAGTCGCATCCAAAACATCCATAGCCTTACCAACAACTGCTGTAGTAGGATGAGTTACAGCTTTTGCAGCACGAACACGCTGCTTCTGGAGTTTAACCCTTGTCATAAGTTGTTCAAAGGCTCGGGTTCCAGCGTCAGTACCTTTTGAATAGGGTATAGTTGGTTCTGCCATTAGAAATAAATCTGCCTCGTACTAGGACTATATCGCCTTCTTGATCGACCGGCCTGTTCAGGGCTTAATGCTGCGTACCGTTCAGTAAAAGGTACATTCTCAAGATACTCTGCCCAGCGCATTGTAGGTACCTGGCCAGCTCTTATCTGTTGACCTAATCCACCAAGGAATTCATTATATATATCCTGGAATTGATTTTGGAAATATCTCTGCTGACCCTGGCTGCCACCTCTAAATGCCTGTCCCCCCGGAGAAGAATAATAAGCAGCCGCCGGTTCAGTTTCCAGAAAGTCCATGAATGGATTATTTTTGCCAAAATAATTAGATTGTGTAACCATTATGCCCCCAAAAAGTCCCTTAGAAATATGCAGTTCCCCACTGCGGTCTTTGTTGTACGCTTGCCTGTGTCTGTGGAATTGCCTGTGCCTGTGCCTGTGCCTGTGTAAATGCTGGTGATGCCTGTACTCCAGTTGTTGGTATGGCTGGTGGATTGTAAATATAATCAGCAAATGGATTACGACTCATTCCACCAAGATACCAGTCACTCAGCATCTGACCGGCACCACGAGACGGATCACCCCTTCTATATCGTGCCGTACCTCTTTCAATGGCACTCTCCGCAGTTGGACGTAAAAGAGGACCAGCTCCTGCCGCTGTTGCACCGTACATTATATTACTCGCTTCATCGAAAGTAAGATTAGCTAAATAGTTTTGTACATCCATTGGCAAAGTAGTAAGATCACCACCTGCCGGAAGATTCAAAGCCCCTAACCTCGCCTCATAATCTGCTCTTGTCATTGGGTCATGCCATCTGCCCCAGGGACCAGGTGTCATTTCTGACTCAGTTCTCTGGTAATATCCTCCCCTGGACGGGTCATATGCAACCCGTGATTGTGGAGATATAAAAGATTCAAAAGATCCTACCCATCCGGGATCGGCACCACCTGCTGAATAAGGAGCATTCGCAAGAACCCAGGATGCTGATAAAGGATTGAATCCCTGTGCAACAACATTTCGAGCTACAGGTGATAATGCCATAGTAGTCGGGTCAATGTCTGCTACCTGTCCATATGTTCTGGCACGTCCCCCACGTGACTCACTTTCACTCTGCCTGATCATATCAGCTAATGTTTGAGGCTCATATGATCCAACGGACGTTGTGCCAGTTGGGGGTGACAATCTGGTAGAACCTCCGCCAGTAACGGTTCCGACATTACTGGTTCCAAAAGGAACAGGTGTATAGTCATCTGTATTTCCCCCTATAACTCTGAGAGCATTAGTATCAAGAGGGCCCCTCATTCCCAGGGGAGCAGATGCTTCAAGAGCATCAGCATAGCCCTCTGTTGAATCTATATTTCCCCGTATAACCTGGTTAACTCCATAGGTGGGTACAGAAGGCTGGTTAACTAACTCAAGTCCACCCTGTGCATTTCTTCTATAGAGACTGTTTCCTATTTGAAAAACCTCATTCACATCAATATATTGTGATCCACCAGGCAGATAATCTTCAGGACTAAAAATATCTGACAAACTAACTGTTCCTCCCGAATCCCAATCAGTCTGTTCAAATTGTTGCTGTGTAAAATCCCCACGTACACCAGTGCTTTGATTCATCTTATTAGCATCCCACACATAAACTGTTCGTGGATTACCAACAGCCTCACCTGGTCGATTGGATATTACAACACGATCACCATGTTGAAACACTCCTCGTCTAGCCATATCTGTCATATCTTCTGGATTTAAATCAGTATATGTAGCCATAATTACTCCTTATCAAGCATCAAACCATTTGAAATCCCGGTTAGCCCATTCTTTCCATAAAGACTTAGCTATACTTCTCTTCATCGCAGGGTCATCAAAGCCTGATATCTGAGGTTTTATCCATTCATTTGTAACCGGATCTACACTTCCATACGGTTGTGCCATAAATCCCATAGCTCCCATATCTATATTCTCAGACTGCCAGGTTCTAACAGACTGTCGAACTGCTTCCTTGGCATAACGTCTCTCGAAAGGATTCATACCCTTTGTAGCCTTATGTGCTATCCAACTGGTAACAACAGCAGGATCAGCAGCATATACATCAAACATCACGGACTGTGACCTAATAGCAGACGGCTCACCTATGTCAGCCCCCTCGGCAGGATCAAACATCTCAGGAGTAGGTCTGTAGTACGAATCCAGTTCTTCCAGGTTACGCTGCCAGTATTCATTGTTCCAGAAATAAGCATTATTATCAGCAGGGTTAAGTGCCGCTCTAATATATGCAAGATAATCTTTTCCGGTGCCTCCACCCTGATACCAGGAACTGTTTGGGTTCATGCGCTCAATATTATACTGCTGCCTTAAAGCAATCTCCACTTCGTTATAAACATTTTTTGCAACGGGAGACATCAGATTCCACTCAGGGTTTTCTGATTTCCAAAGACCATACAGTTCTCCCTTGTCCCTGTCATCTCCAGACATGGCATCCAGGTAGCCGTATCCTGAAACAGCAGGCTGCCCTTTCTCATTCTCTTCAACTTGTTTCTGTATACTACCAGTAGAATCATCCTCATCATCCTCTGTCGCATCCATCCCTTCAGGCATCTGTTTACCAAAGCTAGTGAGTCCGGTACGATCCATTCCATCTACATAACTAACAGGGTCTGCACCAAACGCACTATATGTTCGTTGAGTTTCCAAATCTTCTTTCACAGGAAGACTAGGGTCATCTTCAAGGGCCTGAGACCTCGCATCAATATGGATCAGGTAATCTGATATATCCCCACCTTTATAGTCATCACTTAAATTATTCTTTAACCAGTTTGCGGTTTGAGTTAAAGTTCCCTGCATAGCAGCCAAACTCAAGACTTCATCTATCCCCTTTTCTCTTTGACCATGACTCATAACTTCAAAATTCTGAGTTAAAGGTCTCAGTATTTGTTCCTCTCCCCTGCCATATGCTGCACCTCCTCCTTTTAGCTGGGTTATCCCCCCTGCAGGAGTAGTTGTCATATCCGCAGCTTCCAGACTCATAAGATAGGGAGCTATATTCTCTATTCCACCATAAATATCCTGAAATAGTTTACCCACAGCACCCATACCTTTGAATCCACCAGAATAGCCTTTATCAAGAGGAAGGGGATCTAGTTCCCCGGGCCCTCCTGTAGGTGTTCCCATCGGCCATCTCTCCATAAAACTCGTTGGAATGGGGGTTGGAATGGGGATAGGGCCGGGACCTGGTGGCTCCTGACGAGGCTGTGGAAGATTAGGACCTGCCCAGCCAGCAAACTGTCCAGTGTCTGGAAAAGTAGGATACAGAGGAGAACCCGGTCGGATTGATGGTACATCGTCAGTAGGAGCAGGAATAGCAGGGAATCCACCTTGAGGTCGAGCTCCAAAGAAATCTAATATATTTTTTATGAACGGACCACTTCCCAATCCCCCTGGGGTCATAGGTGCTACCTCATCTGGCCTGGTCACACCATCCGGTAATCGTAACATCTGACTGACTGCCCCGGCCGTAGCAGCATCCACACCCATATCCATCTGCATTAAATTTTGCACCGCTATTTGATGCTGCTCATCTTCCTGTCTCTTTTCTACGTGCATCCTTGCCTGTTCTTCAGGAGAAGCAAAAATATTATTCATCTCCGCTAAATAGTCTTGATTCGAGGCTGATGTAAAACTGGCTACTGCCTGAGTTAACGGGGTCTTACCAAACTGTTTTCGTGCCATACTATCCCTGCCTTGACAGGACCAAGCCCATCCGTCTTAATCTTTCTTCATCATTTTCCAGTGCTCCAGGCCGCTGTGCTCCCGGAGGTATAGGCACCGGACCACCCTGCGGTGGTACAGGCGGTACACCCATAGCAGCATTAGGCATTACCTCTGGCCGTAACCCCGGCGGACCTGGCGGTGGTCCCATTGGCGGTCCCGGTGGTGGACCCATAGGCGGTCCTGGCGGTGGTCCCGGTGGTGGCCCCATAGGCGGACCACCCGGCCCCCCGGCAAAGCCGGTAGCCATATCTGCCTTTGTGGTTGCAACTTTCTCCATCATTAATCGCATCAGTTCGCCATAGTAGAACTGTGCCAGATCGCCCCTGCCCCTGTTCTCAAGGGACGCCAGTAATGTCCAGAGGCTGGCTTCAGGTAATGCCTTCTCAGCTATCTGTTCCTTGATTACATCGTCAAGCTGGTCTGCGTCCTGCAAGCCAAGAATCATATCCCTTATGAATATGTCAGGCAGCAGCGGTGTCTGTCCCTCTCGTGCTATCTGGGCCATAGTCATCTTGGACATATCGTCCTGTGGTAACTGGCTTACGATAGATACTTCAGGATCTCCGCCGCTCTTTACGATCTCGGGACTGATCTCGTCAGAGAAATACATCCTGTCACGATCACGTCCTGAGACTTCCATTGCCTTAAACTTTCCGCTTGCGTACTGTTTACTGATAATAGTAAATATAGACCGATATGCTTTCTCAAGAGCCTGGATGCGAGGAGCAAGTACAGTCTCAATTCCCTGTCTTAGGGTATTAATTGCATATCCTGAGAGCTGGAACTGAAGCTCCCCGTAAATAGAGTAGGGAAGACCACCCCTCTGAACCTCTGAAGACACCAGTCCCATAAAGGCTCCGGACTCTCTTGCCATCTCAAGCATACCAAGGGGTTTAATATCCTCCCCCTGGGCTAACGCTATCTCGGTTCCTTCCTTGTAAGGGTCTTCATCAAGGGTCTTTTTACCATCTCGTGATTTTACCAAAACTCCCTGTCTGCGAGATCGTGCGGTAAGCTCCAGCATTGTGGACATCATGAAGTTATTATTTTCAAAGTTCTCACGGTTGTGCTTAAACACGGACTCGCCAAAGTCTGCAACCGCATCAGTTCCTATCTCGTCTGACTGTATTAAAGGAACTGAACCTACCATTCCTATAAAACACGGGACTCCATCGTAACCGTGAGTAGTACGTTTCTTGAGAATACGGTCTTCCATGATAACGTAGTTATCTTCCTTGTCGTAGAAGTCATAAACAAAAACAC